TCTAAGCCACTTAAATCTATTATTTGAGCCTTGTTATCAGGATCTGCATTATAGCGTTGTACAAGGGTTCTAATTTTGTCAAACTTATCTCGTAAGGCTTGCAGCTCTTCCTCATCTTTAGTAAAGCTTTTGCGTGAGTATTCTTTGTCAAGCTCAGCAAGTTTGTCCAGGAGATTTTGGTACTCACTTAATTGCTTTTTACCTCCATCATCACCAAATAAATTGAAGCCATTTAAAGTGGCAAGATTTAAAGCATCTTTTTCAAATTTTTTAATAATATCATTAAAAGAGGTTTTTATCTTTTCCGCATCTGCTTGGGTCTTCTTTATTTTTTCCTCAACAGTTTCAAGTTCTTTTTTAGCAGAAAACGCCTTACCAAATTGCGCTCCTGTTCTGGTTGAAGTTTGCACAGGATCTTGCGCACGTTGCGTTAACGTTTCTTCTCTATCTTGAAGCCTAAATAACTCTGTTGTTGCGTCATTTAATTGTTTAGCAGCTTCAGCTGTGGCTGCTGTAGCAGCAGCTCTATAAAGCATTACTTTTACATAAGCATCTGATTTTTCTTGAAATGTAGCTTCAGCTTCATTAATATCATCTGTGGTTCCAGCAACCTGACCTAAAGTTTCATTGTACTTTTTTAGTACTATATCTTTATCTAGTAAACCTTCATTAAATAACTCAAATTGAGATCGTAATTGAAATACGTTTTGTAATGCCTTAGTAAAGCTGTTGCTCTCTAGTGCTGCATTGAGTGATTTAATACGTTCTTTTGCAACGTTAATGGCATCACCACCTTTTAATAGGTTAACAACCCATTGTGCAATTTCTTTACCATATACAGCCAGTAATGTTGCGCCAACACTCAAGGCTGTTCCCCAACTAAACAAACCTTTAGCCACTTGCTGCCAAACTGGTATAGTAGCTTCGCCAGATTTAGTTAGGCCATCATTCTTTTCTTTAAGCCTATCTATCTCACTAAGTAACTGAGGTATTTTGTTTTTAAGAGTGTCAAGGCCTTCAAGTGAGCTTTTAGAAAAATCTTCAGTGATATCTTTTAAAGCTTTATTGTAGTCAAAAATCTTTTGGTTATTTGCACCTACAATAGTGCCTTGCTCTTTAAGTCGCTCATTAACATCACTAATGGCTTTTTCGTTATCAGGATTAGCAAAAGCACCTTTTATTTGTTCATTAACTTTTTTAGAAGTTTCTTCAGCTGTTTGGCCAACAGATTTAAGGTCGTCTTTAATCTTATTGGTATCAGCCTTAACTTCCTCTGAGTTAATTATAAAATCAATATCAATTGGGTCAAACTTTTCCATGTTCACTTCCCACGAAAGTGGGAATCTGTTTTAGTTAGCTTTTGCGCTTATACTTGTTAATTAAATCTTTTCCTGATCCTACTTTCTCACTTGCTTTTACGCTTTTTACATTGCTTCTATCTGCCAGCATGAGCAAGATGTTTGCTCTGCTCACTTTCCATAACACATAATGCAGTGACCATCCTGTTTCACTTATTATTTGATGTAACATTCCCCAAGGGCTATGTAGGCCTAATTGCTTTAACTCCCTTGGCTCTTCTGACCCATTCTCGGTGTCGTCAGTTTCATCTTCCGAACCGATTTGGTAGTATTCATAAAATCCTGTACACCTCCATAAATGAGTAATGCTGTGGTAAGCGCAAACAACTCTTTACTTTTTAAGTGCCAACGCAAATACCAGGCTAATGGCCTTGTAAACAGTTTACCACTCCAGTAACCATTTAGTACTGCTACAGCTACTGCTTTACTTATGGTTTTACCATGCTTTACTTGTAGCAATAAAGCCTCTTCAGTAGTGATGCCTTCCAACATATCAAAAGTGATTCCTGTACGTAAATAGTAACTGGCTACTCTATGCATTGTGCCTTCCAGTGGACTTGTAATTTTTAGATTGATCGTTTTTTTGCCAAATACCTTTAAAAAAAAGGGAGCAGGGATTTTAACCTGGACTCCCTTTTGCAGTATGGTATCAGCAGCAAACTTTTCAGTGTGCAGCTGTTCTTTCATGACTAAGGTGCTGGATCAGTTACAATTACTGGGCTTAATGGTGTACCTGAAGGCAACAATGGTGTTAACACAGTCATTGTTACATCTAGCAACCAAATACCTTGCTTACGTAGCTGAAAGTTTTTACGAGCTGATACTTGTACTCTTGGGTACTCTAAATCTGTACCATCTAAAGTGGTTACTTTAATGTACTTTTCAATAGATACAGCTCCACTTGGTTTGTTCCAGGTATCTCTACCTCCAACCACAGTTTTTGTACCTCCTAAAAAGAGTACCAACTTATCTACATCTGTATCCATCATTTGAAACGTAATGGTTTCCTTACCAATATCTTGAAATGATATTTTTGGCGTACTATCCATTTCTGAATAGTGGTCTACTGATGAGCCTTCCTCTTCAGTAACGTTGAACGTGTCTTTGTAAACGGTTTCTTTCAGGTCAACAGGACTTGTTTGTAAGCCTGTTGTGCCATCAATATCTCCCATTGTAAAGGCACTAATTCCATAACTATACTTAGCCATAATTTGTTTTATTATTAGGTTAAACGATTATTCCTCTTCCTCATCAACATCCAAACCATTGGCTGCTGCTGTTTGTATTTCTGCAATACGTGCATCAATAGCATCTAAAGCTCCTTTACGTGGCTTTTCGGCTGCTTCCTCTTCAGACTTTAATGCTTCTAAAGCTTCAATATCTGTAACATCCTGAAGTGCTTTTTTAAGGTCGCCAATGCTATTGTCTAGTATGTTAGTCTCATCAGCTTCAGGAGCTGGAGTATCTGTTGGTGCTGTTCCTGATGTTCCTGGAAGATTCACTACAGGTTTTTTATAATGAGGGTTTTTAACTGCCTCAATAGTTTTATCTACCAATCTGTTGGTGTGAGCTTCAGCTGAAGATTCTTTTTCAAATCCTTGGTCGTCTGCTGTAACGTACAGCGTTTGGATGTGTTGGTTATGCGCTAACATGAGTTCAATTCTGCGCTCTCTACTATTTTCTTTTGACATTTTAAAAAGGTTTTTAAAAAGGTTTAAAATATTTGATTCCGAAAATAAGCAGCACTATACCACCAATTAAGGCTAAGGCCTTCATGTACCAAGGCGTTTTATATTCGGTTTCTGTAATTGTTGTTTCCTGAGTTTCCAAGCGTTTGGTTAAAGTCTCAATGGTTGTGTTTTGAGATTCAATAATTTTTATTAGCTCATCAACATAACACTGCACCTCTACCAAATCATTGGTTTTACTAACAGCTGCTTTAATATGTCCTGTTTTAGAAGCAAATACAATTGGTTGCTCAGTAAGTTTCTCAAAAGGCACTCTAATGGTTACAGTGTCTCCTGGAATACGTATGGTGTCATACTTAGTTTCAACTCGTACTTTGGTGGTCGTGGTGTCTGTAACGGTTTTGTGAGTTTCTACTTTTGGCCTTGCAGATCTGCATGCTGAAAAAAGCAGTACAAAAATGAGTATGAGGTTAAAGTGTTTCACAAGTTTTGTTTTTAAAAAAAGAGTGAGTATCGTCCGTCAGGTTGGTAACTCACTCTTCCGACCAATCAAAATATTTTAAGTTAATTAAGCAGTTGGAGCTTGCTGTAATAAAGCAATACCTTCATATCCAACTCGTCTAGCTCTTGAACCAGCTCTTACTAAGAATGAATAAATATCACCATAGTACTGAGGGTCTTTCAAGTTTTCAAAAGCTTCAACACCACCAAAGGCGAACTCAACAGCATCCTGATACCAGAATAAAGCTGCTTCGTTATCAGTTGTAGTTCCAGCTGCTCCTGGAGCTAAAATTGTACCATCGGTTTGTAAACGAGCTACAGAGCTTCTTACCATAATGTTCCAGCCATAAGCTTTCATAATCACACCTTGTCTGCGCTCAGCTTCAGTTACATTTTGCATGTAAGTTGCTGTTACAATATCATCTGCTGGAAATAACTCTGCCAACATTGTTGGAGGTAACATACAGTGCATTTTACCTTCAAACCAACGCTTTTGCTGTCTGAAGAACGTTTGCATAGACTGTAAGTCTGTTCTGGTTGCAGCTTTACGAGTTCCTGTTGCGCTTGGTGCAGTTGCAGCTACTGATGCTCCTGTAGTTGGTAACACATTACCAGCTGGCAATGTAGTTGCTCCATACGTACCATACACTGGAGATTTTAACCAGTTGTAAATGGTTTCTTCTGCAACGCTTTCAACAATCTTATCACGATCTTCACCAAGTACTGAAGCTCTCTTATCGTAGCTTAGCTCTTTAGTGTCTGCATGTGGAATTAAAACTGGATCTGTGGTAAACTCATCCAGTAAGTAAATCACATCAGAATCAGTACGTTTACGAACTGTTGCTGGTAATGAAGTTCTGTTTTTAACAACTGTTCCAGAGCCACCTGATTGTGGTATATGCACTGCTTTAGAGTTAATCACGTAATCATCTGCGTTGTGTGATAATCTAAGGAAACTGTTATCTTTAAAAATTTCTTCCTCAATGTGATTTTGCCAAATCTCAACTTGTATGGCCATAAATGCAGCACTAGGCATTTGCACATAGCTCAAAGCTGTTCCAGTCGCCAAAGCTACCACAGCACTAGAGGCTGCTACAGCTGGCGTAATTTGCACAAATAGTGCAGCTACAAAAAGTACTACAACAAAGTTATATAGGTAGTTCTTTAAATTTAATTTCTTGTTTTTCATTGTGAATTTAGGTTTGTGTGTAAATTAATTTTTAGCTTATACTTAATACTCTCTAGCCTCAGTGTAGCTGCTACTAGTTTTCTTTATACTCTCTACCAAACTTGGCTTTGAACTTCTCTTTAAAAGCTGGTAAATTCTCAGCTTTAAGCGTCACCAATTGGTTAGCTTTGTCAAGCTCATCATAGCTCATTTTTAGTAATGCATTATCTGCTTTACCTTCATCAATTTGGCTAGAAACTGATTTAGCTTCTGCCATACCATCTAAGATGTCTTTTGTGCCATCAAAATCAGCGTTGGCTAATTTTACCCATTTAGCACGATCACCTTCAACAAACTTTCCTTTGGCAACTGCACCATCCAACAATGATGTAATTTTAGCCTCAGAGCTAAGTTTTACTTCAGCTTCATACTTGGTTTTAAAATCATCACGCTCAGATTTTAAAGTGACTATTTCTGTCGATTGCGTATTAGCAAGCGTCACTAATTCACTAATTGCATTTTGTGCCTCTTCTGGAGTTGCATCTGCACTTAGCTTTAACATTGGAAGCACAGCAAGTGCGCTTAATTGAATTAATTTCATGGTATTATCTGGTTTAAAATTTGATTTGATATCTTCAAGTGAAAGGTTAATGATGTTATCTTGCTCATCATATAAGGTTACAGCAACAGCTTCAGCGTTTGAGCCAATATCAACCAAGCTTATTTCTTTTAGGGTTGATGTTTCAAGCCAAACCTCACCAGATGGATCTTTACTCCAGGTTAATGGAACTAAGCCAGCACTTACCATGCGAAGCGTTCCGTTTTCAACCTTAGTGTAAAGCTTCATTGCAAAGTCGTCTGTTTCATCAAATGCTAAACAGCCTGTTAACTTTCCGTTTTCTAGTTTAATATCAACTACATTACCTATTGGCAGCACTTCATCTTTACTTACACCCTTAGGACGTTGATGCATAAATAGCATTATAGGATTCAGCTCATAGTCTGCAAGCCTAATGCCTGAAGTACGAACTCGAAAGCCTTTGTCGTTTTTAATCTCACTAGAGAGTACAAAGCGTTTACTGGTTTTTTTCATAGTATCTGTGCTTTTGTGCAACCGATTAATAAAACAAATTAACCTTGCTTTTTTGGTGTAAAAAAATTGCGAAATCGTAAGCATACAGCTTACTGCATGCTTAGTGTGTAGTAAAAAGGATGCTTAAAAATATTGCATTTTAGGGAGTGCATTATAAGGTGCAAATTTGTTTTATATGGGAGCAAATAAACTTACAAATCAGCAAAAAAAGGATTATGCAAAAATCCTGATTACCAAAGAGAAGCTGTCACAAAAAGAGGCTGCTGAACGTGTTGGCACATCTGCACAGACCATGAATAAGTGGTTTAATGAAGGTGGCTGGGGAAAACTGCAAAAAAACTTCTTACTCACTCGTGAGGAGCAAATGGCCAACCTACTTAATGAGTTGGTTGAAATAAACGAATACATACAAACCTTTGATGCTGGACAGCGTTTTGCCGATAGCAAACTTGGTGATGTACGTAGAAAGTTGGTAAAAGATATTAAAGAACTTGAAACCAAAGCTGCTTTGCCAGAAATTATACATGCGTGTACTGGATTGCTTGAGTTTGTACGTAAAGTAGATTTAGAAAAAGCTCAAGAACTTAGTAAGTATGTAGATGGTTTTATTAAAAGCAAACTGTAATGAGTAAGAACACACGTTATAAACGAAAAAGTAAAAAGGTGTATGCTTCCTGGATAGACATTCCTATAATGAGCTTAGATGGTTTGGAAATTAGATATCATAGAATTTATTTTATAGTATGAGCCAAGTTGAAGATAAAAAAGCCATTGCTTTTTGGGATAAATATGTACAGGACTTAATACGCAGTACTGTTGTAGATCATTCTGAAACGCAAGAGGATAAACTAAAACGTATTGAGCAGCTGGAAAAAGATAATGAAGCTTGGTTTAAATACTACTTTCCAAACTATTACACCAGCGAGCCAGCTCCTTTTCATAAACGATCTACCAGACGTATTATGAATAATCCTGAATGGTATGAGGTTAGAGCTTGGAGTAGAGAGCTTGCAAAATCTTCTCGTACCATGATGGAAGTTATGAAGCTCACACTAACCAAACAAAAACGGTTTGTGTTGCTTATAAGTGCCAACTTAGATAGTGCTACCAAATTACTGAAGCCATATAAATTAAACCTGGAAAACAACCAACGTATCATTAATGATTATGGTAAGCAAATGACCTTTGGTGATTGGACAGATACTGCGTTTAACACCAAGCATGGAGTGTCCTTTGTGGCTTTAGGTGCAAGGCAGTCTCCTAGAGGTTTGCGTAATGAAGAGATACGACCAGATATTATTTTAATGGATGATTTTGATACTGATGTAGATTGTAGAAACCCTGACATTGTAGATCAAAAATGGGATTGGTTTGAGCAAGCTGTATTGGCAACACGTTCCATTTCAAAATCATTATTGGTATTGTGGTGTGGTAACATTATTGCTGAAAATTGCTGTATTAAAAGAGCCATAAAAAAAGCTGATAAGGCTGATGTTATTAATATTCGTGACAAAGAAGGCAACAGCTCTTGGCCACAAAAAAACACAGAAGCACTTATTGATATTGCTTTACGAACCATGAGTTGGGCTTCCATTCAAAAGGAATACTACAACACACCTATTGTGCTTGGTAAGGTGTTTAAGAGTCTTACTTATGGTAAAATGCGACCATTACGAGATTATAAATTTCTGGTGGCTTATACAGATCCATCGTACAAGAAAAAAGGCGACTATAAAGCTACAGCTCTAATTGGTAGATGGAAAAACGAATACCATGTATTACGTATGCATTGCGCTCAAACCACCACTGCAAAAATGTTGGATTGGAACTACGAAATACAAAAAGACTTTGGCTCTAAAGTACCAATCTACTATTATATTGAATGGCCTTGGATTGACGACCCAATTAAGCTTGAAATAAAAGAAGCCAACAAACGTCATGGTGTGGCCATACATCCTAAAGCAGATGAGCGTAAAAAGCCTGATAAGTACCACAGGATTGAGAGTAATCTTGAACCTATAAACAGAGCTGGTAAACTTGTATTTAATGAGCAGCTTAGAGATACTGAAGAAATGCAAGCAGCTGAAGGTCAATTTTTAGCACTCTCACCAAAAAGTAGAGCCAATGATGATGCTCCTGATGCTGTTGAAGGTGCAAAATGGGTTGTAGATAGCAAAACATCTGCCAATATGAATTTAATTTCAACACAAAAATATCAACGCAGAAACTCTGCAAAACACTTTTAATTATGCTACTAGAAGCCGACTTAAAAACACATTTATACACTGAGCAAATTACAACCATTAGCCGAAGCGACAGCACGTTAATTGATGAGGCTATTGCAGCTGCTATTGGTGAAGCCAAAGGCTATTTGTCACGCTATGATATTGATACCATTTTTGCCGAAACTGGCTCTGCAAGAGATAAAACCTTACTCATGTGGTTAAAAGATATAGCTACTTGGCACTTTATCACATTGGCTAATGCAGCAGCTGATGATGATTTTAGAGAAAGCCGATACAACTCAGCTATAAAATGGCTTAAAGATGTACAAAGTGGTAAAACTGTGCCTTATGGTTGGCCACTAAATACCACTACAGGATTAGATACCTCGTTTCATGTAACCAGTGAAACCAAACGAGAAACAAAATACTAAATTAAAAACGCTTTATAATGGCTAAAACTTTATTTAAGGAGAAAAACGTTACACCACCTGGAGGTGGAACTGCTCCAATAGTAATACAAAAAATTGAAGTACGTCCAGTTAGCAGAACTGAGCAAGATATACCAAAATGGCGCAAGGCTTTACAAAGTGCTGAAGCTAGAACACCTCGCAGAACCTTATTGTATGATCTCTATGCTGATGTAGTTTTAGATGGCCATGTTGAAGCTGTAATTGGTAAACGTATTGATGCTGTAACCACAGCCAACTGGCAATTTGTAGATAAGGAAGGTAAACCAGTTGATGAGATTAACAATGTAATTGATAGCGTTGGCTTTGATGATTTGGTTGCCGAAATTATAAACTCCAAATTTTGGGGTTACTCTATTATGGAGCCACAATTTTGGAAAAACCATAGTGGCAAATGGGAAGTCTCAGCAAACTTATTGCCTCGTTTAAACTACAGACCACATTTAGGCATTGTTGCATACCAAGCTCTTGGTGATGATGGTATAAACATACGTGAAGGTATTTATGCCAAAACCGTTATGGAAGTTGGCAACCCAAAAGATTTAGGCTTACTACTTAAAGCTGCGCAATATGCCATTTTAAAACGTGGTGGTGTTGGTGATTATGCCATGTTTGTACAAGTATTTGGCAGACCAATTATTGATGCAGTTTGGGATGGCTTTGACGAAGCACAACGTGTACAGCTTCAGGAAAGTTTAAACATTGGAGCTGGTGGTGTTATTGTACGTCCTGATGGTACGCAAGTAAACTTAATGGATGGTGCAAATGGCCAAAGCACTATACATAATGACTTTATTAAGTTTTTAAATAAAGAGATTAGTAAATCATTACTTGGTACTACTGAAACGGTTGAAAGCTCTGACACTAGTGGTTATGCACAAAGCAAAACGCATGGTGAGCAAGATGATAACAAACATGAAAGTGATATCACCTTTACTCGCAAAGTACTTAACAGTCGTTTTATAAAAGTATTGGAAGCTGCTGGCTTTAACACTCAAGGTGGTGAGTTTATGATTCAAGGTGATGAAGTTGACCTGGATAAAAAGGAAAACTATGAGATTCACAAATCATTGGTTACAGATTTAAACTTACCAGTTGAAGATGATTTCTTTTATGAAACCTACAGCATCCCAAAGCCTGAAAACTACGAGGCTTTAAAAAAGGAACGTGAGGCCATAAAGCAAAGCATTCAAAATGCTAAAACAGAAGATCCTGAAGCCAACAAAAAAGTTGACCCTAAAAAAGCAAATGAAGATCCTGAAGAGGATGAAGTGAAACTAAGTTGGTACAAACGCATTGTCCGTTTTTTTTTGAACGCTCCAGCGGAGACGACTGGAGCAACCCTTGGACATCACCACACCATTAATCTTGGTTTTACGCCAACGCATAATGATGATGAGTTAATACGACGTATTTATGCTACACATGGCAAAATGACGTTTGATTTTGCACTGTTTAATAATACTATTAAAAGCCTTTTAAAAGGTTTTAAAAAGGGTTGGCATAAAGATTTTACAACGCTGAGTTTTGCACCAGGTTTTGAGTATGATATTGACGACCCAATGCTACTTACAGCCTTTGAGCAAAATTTATTTAAGTTTGCTGGCGCAAAAACACTAGCGCAAATTCAAGCCTTAAATGAGTTGTTTAGAAAAAGTAAAAGCTTCAGCGAGTTTTACAACGAAGCCATTAAGCTAGTTGGTGTGTACAACAAAGATTGGTTAGAAACCGAGTACAACACAGCTGTATTAACTGGTGAAGCTGCTGCAACTTACCACAGACTTATTAAGCAAGTACATATTTTTCCGTATTGGGAATATAAAACTGTTGGTGATGAGCATGTAAGACACTCACACCAGTTGTTGGAAGGACTCATTTTGCCAGCCAACGATCCTCGATGGCTTAAAATATTTCCTCCAAACGGTTGGAATTGCAGATGCTATGTTGCACCACGTTTACCTAATGAGTTTGACGTGTCTAAGCTGGCGCAAATGCAAGCCAAAGCAGATGCCTATATAAACAGTCCATCGTTTTCTAAAGAAGCAGCACAAGGTTGGGGCGTTAATCGTGGAGCTATTGGTGAAGTCTTTGCAGCTAACCAAATGTATGTACATAAGTTTCCTGGTATGTCTAGCAAACTGCTTAATAAACTTGGAGCTTCAGATTTTGATTTGCAAAGCTACAGCCAAGCTAAAAAAGTAGCTTCTACTGAAGTGCCTGAGTTTGAAAACACAGTAACAGAGTGGTTTGATGCCTTAGAAATAGTTGATGATTTAAAAGTGCTTAGAGATTACAACAAACGACCATTACTGGTTAATACCAGCAACGTTAATGCTATTGTTGCAGAGCAAGGTGATAAAGGCAAATTATTGGCTGGTTTGGAAGAGCTGTTAAAGTCTCCAGATGAAGTATGGCTCAATGGTACTGAGCTAGAAGATTTGGTTTACATTAAATACTATAAAGGTAAAACCCTTATTGCATTGGCTAAAGTGCTTGGTGGTAAGCTAGAACTCAATACCTGGTTTGTGCTTCAGGAAGTTAAAAAAGTGATTAATACGTACAGACGTGGTTTACTTGTATTTGGGAAATAATGAGTTACGAACAGCAAATAAATGTATGGTTTGAGCAGTTTGACCACAGAATGCATGTTGATATTCCGAACATTATTGCTGAAACAGCAACCGAGTTTTTCCAGGACAGATTTAAAACCCAAGAATGGGATAAAATACCTTGGCAACCATTACAGCCAAAATACGCAGCCAAAAAAGGACGTGGACGTGGACGCATTTTAACAGCCTCTGGTAGGTTGCAACGTAGCATAAGACCAAGCATTGTAAAACCGAACCAAGTACGTATAAGTGCTGGTAATAGCAGAGTGCCTTATGCCAAAATACACAATGAAGGTTTGCGAGTAAAAGGCTTGGTAAAAGTAAAAGCACACCCAACCAGAAACTTTATGGGAAAAGGCAAAACTGTACAAATTAAAGCACATAGCAGAAATGTAGATTTTACCATGCCACAGCGTCAATTTATGGGTCACTCCAAATACTTAAATGCTGTTTTAATAGATAAATTAACAAAACATTTTAACTCATGAAAACATTATATGAAGCTCTTATAGCAAGGCTTGAAGCCGAAGTACCAGAACTGAAATGGATAGACCTTGAAAAAGGACAAATGAATTTTAGCAGACCACCAATTGTGTTTCCAGCTGCTTTAATACAACTACAACTGCCAAAGGCCGAAAACCTAAACAGCACCAAACAAGAGTGTGCTGCACTAATAACCATTAGACTGTGTTTTGATTTTACAGGAGAAACCAGCAACATTACACCTGAAGCTGATAGACTTGACAGCTTAAACTATTTTGATATAAAACAAAAGGTATATAAAGCTCTACAAGGTTGGAGTACTACTGAAATGAATACCTTAAAACGTGTGAATGAGTTTGATGAGTTAAGACCAGATCAATACAAAGTGTCTGGTATAAGTTTTACCACCTCGTATCTGGACTTTACTGCTGCTGTTTAATTTTTATTAGACCAATTAAGCCAAGGATAAAGCTTACGAAGCTCGTTAGTAGATAAGGTTTGTTTTACCAAATGGTTAATGAGATCTAACCGAAGCTCCAGCTCTCTAATGACTGTGTTTGGTTGTATAAAAAACTCTTGGTGTAGGTTAATAATGCAATCATCATAACGTAGTCTGCAAATAATAGCGTGGTAATAATACCTATGAGCCATAACGTCTCTGCGAGCTTCTATGCTAGTGTTGCGCTTTTTGTATTGGCCAACTCCAGGAGTAAACTCTGGTACTACATTATTGTAAAGCTTGTTTTTGCCTCGTTGCATTTGAAGATATAAAGCAAAACTATAAAATAATGTAGTGTGTGTAAAAAAAAGTTAGGACACAAAAAAACCCTCTGGTTGGAGGGTTTTTATTCATAGTTTAGGGAGTTTACCAATCATTTTCTTTAATACCTTTTTGAAGTGCTGTGATATAACCATTAATCCAACGTTCTAATAAGGCTTTAATTTCTTTTTTGATAACAAAATAGTTATTGTCTTTATTGCTAAACATCCAAATACACTCTATCTCAACACGATTTGGTGAATCTTCGGAACACACATACATTTTATATTCTTTTTCATAAAACGTTCTAGTTAATCCAATTATTTTTGGTTGAAATTTCACTTTACCTTCCTTAAACTGAATTATCATATTATAGCGCATTGAGTATGTGTATAAACCATCATCTAAATTTTGTGAAATAGCTTCAACCACAATAGATTCATCAGCATGTGGTGTAATCACAGTTTTAGGACTTACATAAAAACTATTCAATGTTGTTAAAGATGCATTGTATAATGCCTTTTGAGTTTTATTCGGAAACTCCAACACTATAAAATTATTTATTGAATCCATTGTTTTAAAACCATCATGGAGCAGTTGCATTTTTGATATACTATCCTGAGCATAGGCTACAGAACATATCAGACAGACTATGTATAATAATTTTTTCATGGCTTTGGTTTTAAGTTATTTTTCTCTAAATAAGGGTCTATAAGCTCTGCAAACTCTGTGAGCCAATAGTAACCCTCTTTTATCTTGTTTTGGTAGCTACTATCTTCTACCTCAAAGTTAAGCATAATACTTGCATGTGCAAATTGGCGCAAATAACTAGCAAATAATGGCTTTGGTATTACTGTAGCAAAAAACACATCAATGTCTTTTTGTGCTGGTGTATCTTGTGGTTTCATACTAAAGTAGTTTTAATTGAGAGTTATTACTAAACACTTTGCTACCACTTAAAATTAGTTTAAAACCAAGTTGAGTAGTAAACCAAGCTGGATGTGTAGCACCAAATAACCATAATTTTTTAGCTAGTACTTGTTTAATATTAAGTTTTTTAACTGCTTGTGTAACGCTAGTTTGCGAACCTATACATTTGTGAATATCTGCTATACTATACCATTTTACTTTTTTTATAGTAACAACACGAACTGTAAAGCCATTAAATTGCTCTTTAGCAAAAGGCACGTCTCTCACATCAATAAACGTTGAAGGTAAATAGCTAGTGCTATAATAACCTTTTTTACGTATAGTTGGCAAAACCTCTTGTGTAACCCATTTTCTAAAAACACGAGCTTCAGGTTTGTTGCTTCTCATGATTAAGGCATACAATCCGCTTTCACTAATTACTTTAACCTTACGTTTTTGAGTTGTACCATTGGAGCTGGTATAAGAAATACTTACATCAGCTTTTTCATCTTCATCTAGTGTAGATGTAGATACACTTACATTTTTTAAAGCTAAAACCTTACAAATGTCTTTAGCAATAAAATAAGGTTCGTTTTTAATCAAGACACTAGATATCTCTTGACTTGTGGCATTAAATTGAAATGCCATTGGTGTTAAATTTTCTTTGAACATATTGAAAATATTATACACGAAACCCTCACTTTAGATGTGTTCAAACAAGTACGAGACTTGAATTATCCAGCCTTTCGGTTTAAACTGGTTCATCTTGGCGAGGATTTCGCTATCGTTAAATAAAAATTTCGAGATTGCTCTCGTACAATTGTTTGAACGATGTAAATATACAATATTTTTTAAATAGTCATAGAAATGGTATCTATAGTTTTTATAAACTTGCTTTTGGTGTGTGCATTAATGGCATCTGCAACGCTTTTATAGCCTAAGTAATTGGCATAAGCCTTTTGCCTTGCGTGTGGTGTGGTGGCTTGCATTACTGCGTCTTTAAGTTTAAGCAGTCTATCTTGCATAAAACGTTTTTTTATACGTGAGATAGACATACAGCTGGTGTTGTACGACTTGGCAATATTGGTCATAGGTTCGTTGCTGGCAATACGCTGTACAACATCTGGTATTTCTTCTTTTTTAATTTTAGAGCTGCTACAGCGTTTGGTGCGAGCTGTACGTGCGCCACCATTACGTGACCAATAAAGGTTGGTGTAATGGTTATTGGTTGGGTTTTTGTCTTTGTGCTTTACTACTTGCCACATTTCTTCTCGTAAACCGTTCCAGGCTTCGCAAACCAATTTCTCAACAGTGTGTGTACGATTGGCAAAATTAACTCGTAAAATTGGGTAATTGTAACGCTGTTTGTACTCGTAGGTATGTATGGTAAGCAAATTACCATTGTACCACATTTGTGTACCATCTTCATTAATAACGAGTGGTAAAACAGGATGCTGTATTGTTTTAAGTGGTTTAGCCATGAGTTTGTTTAATGTCAATTTTTCTACTTAGTTTTTGAAGCTTAATGGCTTTGATGCTGTCTATACGTTTACGAAAGTTTGGAAACATGACATTGATTTGCTCTTGCATAATCTCTACATCTGCCATTTCTTCAATAAGATCTGTTACACGTTGTCTGGTTGGCTGTCTTACAAATTTGCGTACAGCCAAAGCAAGTTCTGTGGCTTCCTCTTGTGCCATTTCTAACTGAGCTGTTTTGCCATAGGTAGCAATTGCTTCAGTGTAAATTTTTTTGCGTTCTTCGTAGTTCATTTTTAATATCCTAATTGTTTACTAATTTCTGGTGTGAATCCTCCAAAATGGTAAAAGAGGCGATTTTTAAAGGCATTTGCAGTTGGCAAATCACTTCTAAAATAAATTTCAGTTCCTGGAGGCGCAAACCTCCAAATTCTGCACATCGCATAATGCTCCATTTTATTAATTCTTTCCAAGGCTAGATCAATTTCTTCTTGAGTATATACTTTCATAATATTCCATTTTTGTGGCATAAAGCCGATTATTCCGTTTTTACATCATGTATTTATGTGATAATTGCGATTATCACGTTATTAAGCTATTTGCTAAATAAATCAGGGTTTTGATGTTTCTTTATTTCAAAATCTACCTCACGCTCTAAGCCTTTACTTTTTGATAGTGAGGCTGCGCTTTTGCTTTTAAAGTACTCCTTTTGTGCTGTGCGCATTTGGAGTACGAGTTTCATAAAATTGTCCATATCACTTATTTTCTTTAGTTAAAATCACTTTAGTTTTAATTTTATCTGGATTGATATCATTCTGAAGCCTATGAATTAAATCTAATTGTGTATGCTCTAAAATTCCTAATAACTCCATGTAATTAAAACCATCATTAGTGCGACTTATAGTGCATCCACTATCTCCATTATCTGTTACTTCTATGGTATATATTTTTTTACTCATTTTTCTTGTTTTAAAAAAGCAGCTTATGTGAAATGAAGATTACGCTATTAATCATCGCTTCGGTTCGAGCTGAACATAAGCTGCTTTGGGTTTATTTTACTGCTTTAGAGAACTCGTATGGTTTATCGTTTTTTGGCAACTCTATATTAATAGAGGTTTTAATGACCTCTAAAGGATAGAACTCTAAACCTTCAACCTTTATAGCATCTAAAAGCTTAAACTTTAAAATCCCTTTTTCATGTAAAAATGAAGTTGTGATTTTGTGCGCAATATCTGTTAAGAAAAAACTGCCTGAGCTGTCTTTTTTTAAGTTTTTGTTTTTTGGAGTTAAGCTTATGTAGCCTTCGTCTGTTAAATGAATAAACCATTTTTGAGGATCTGCTTCATCTTGGAAAAACTGAAGCTTTACTGAGCCTTCAATTTTTAAAAGCTCCATTGCAGCTCTGTTGACGTAAAAATTTCCTAAAGGATTTATTGATACTTTAGGGAAACTTGTTCTGGTGTTGTTTGATCGTTCTACTAATTTTAATTTCATTGCTTTAATTTTAAGGTTATACTTTCCATTCGTTTTTGTAGGCTTCTTGGTTTAAGTAGGTGGTTGGGTACATCATTTGTTGGTTTGGGTAATACTTGAGGTAATTTTTATATTTTGGTAGGTTTATAAACACATTAAGCTGGTCTGCTTTACTCATTCTGTTCCAGGTGTTTTCAGCCATTTTACGTTTACCTACTTTATTGTTATAGGTGTTCCAGAAATTATCAAAACTTAAATCTGGTTGGCCAACTTCAATTTTAAAATTCTTAATGGCTGTCCAGGCTTTTATTTGTTTTTCTTGGTAGGGAAAATTGCCTTTTATAAACAACCAATTAATTTGCTTTGCATCCAGATCACCTTGCATGAGTTTAAACTCATACAACAAACCATCTAAGCGATATTTAAACTGCCAAATAATGTTGGTATTAGTGCCTGTTATAATGTATGTGGTTAGCATGTTTTTTGGTCTAATTGGTTAATGGTGGTTTGTATATGATGCTCTTGGTATTTATTGTCACTAAGTGATAACATATCTGTTAAGAGTGCTTGCAAAGCCCAAGCTTGGTAAAACTTGAGTGTGAGCTTGATGCTTTTTTTGTGGTTAAAGAGATCTCTACTTTTTATTTTGCTTTTGTAGAGCTTCTCAAATTTTTCAGCCAACTCAAAACCTATAGAGCTGTACACTTTTTGCAACTTGCTTTGGTTGGCATCTAGGTTATACACATTTTGCAATAGCTTGTGTACTGCTATTAAGGCATCTGGCTTTATGTGTAGTTGTACTTTCATATTAGCAATCGGTTCTGACGTTTAATACTTTGCCACAAGCATCACAAATGGTGTGTACAGTTTCACAGGTAACATTACTGCTTACTGTAACATCTGTTTTTTCGTAATGCGGACAGTCTAAGACTGCGTAATTATCATAAGGATATAAATCTGGGTCGTTATCGTCAAAACAACGATTGGCCACAAAGGCAAATGCCATGAGTACAATGACAAAGAGTCCGCAGATTATTAAAATACAGGTTAAGGCTTCTTCTAACATAATGTTTAGTTTAAGGTTAATTCTATACCAACAAAACCTGAGAAACGCCAAACAGGAGTTTGCAAATCGGTTCTGCGAGTGTATTGTGATAAGATTGAGATTTTAAAACGGTTGCTGAGCTTGTAAGCCAGCTCTGCTGAAGCAGATAAAGAGTGTGATGTACCAAAACGATCTATATAACCAAAACCACCAGAAGCATTGGCTTCTAGGTTTGATATAACGAGCTTATTAAAGGTGTAACCAATATTGGCTGAGTAACGTACATATTTGCCTCCAGCAAGGTTGGCATATTCATACTCTGGAAATATAACCATGTAACCAAAGGCTTGCTGGTTGCCTTGCATTTTAAACCTTGCTAATAGGTTGATGGTTCCAGCGTCATTGCCACGATTATCTCCAGCAACTAAAAAGCGTGCATCTTGAAATACTGCTAGTGAAACTTTATCTTGAGCAAAAAGTACAACACAAGAGTTGGCAACTGTAAGCAGCAATGCAATGATTAATTTTTGTTTTAGTGTTATCATTTTAAAAACGTTTTTAAAGGCCTTTTAAAAAGGCATCATATATTTTTTGGTAAATGCTTACCACTTTAGGTAGCTCTGCTTCTGTGAGTGCATTAAATGGTTTGTGATAAGGTGTATGCTTAACACACCAATTGTTAAGCCTTTGCATATCTACTTTTCCGTTTGGTAATTCCCAACGCATTTCGTGAGCCATGCTCAATATTTTGCGTTGCATTTTACTTTTGGATGATGGCTCTACAAGAGTGCCAATGAGTTCTTGAGTTTCATGGTAAAATAGATTTTCTAATTGTGTGGTACGACCTTGGCTAAATTGTAATGCATACTCGCTTTCCATAAAGCTGATGCCTTCACGTTGCATGAGTCGTCTTACATATTTTAATTGAGCTGGTGTCATTTTGTTAAGAATTACGATTAAATTTTTTTGATAAATAACTAGCATAACCTCTCTTATTTCTCAAAACCATTGTGTATGATATTCTCTTTTTTGGCTTATCTTTTATAAGCTGTCCATTGTTCCAAATTAGTTTACCTTGTAATTTTCTTTTTAAAGCTGATTGGTGTTTTGCTCTTCTCTTTCTGTAATTTTCTATTGTTTCGTTATGTTGTCTTATCATCTTATTTATATTTTAATTTTTACGATTCTTGTTTTGCAAAATGCAAAGGGTTGAGTTCTTTGGCTCTATCTTCATACACCACAAATGGTGTGATACCACCAAAGCGGTTTTTTTCTGGATAGGCAATGAAGTCTTTAACGAATATTCCCATACCACCATCAAACATGATGTCTCTTGAAATGGCTTTTTTGAGTGTGCCATTTTTGGTGCTATGTGCTATAAAAATGAATCCTTTTTTGTCAAAGAATTTGTTTTTTAAATAGTCGTAATCACTCCATTTAAAGCCTGTATAGTCAAGGCTATCAATAATAACATAGTCTGCACTGCCTCGTTTGCTTAAATACATATCTAAATCTTGAAGCAGTGATACCTCTTCTGGTAAGTTGGCCAATGGATCACTTATTAAAAACTTGGTAGAGTTATCGTGCATTTGATTACGCATGGTAGCAGCTTGCAAATCATAGCCATGACGCTGCTCATACGATAACCAGAGTACTTTGCCAAAATGTGATAATTGTTTTGCTAACATGATTGTAAATTCTGTTTTACCATTACCACTGTAGCCATACACTACAGTAGTAAAGTATTTAGGCACGTTACCTAATATGTTTTTAAACTTGCTCTTTTTAAGGTTTAAGAGCTTGAACTTTTTTTGGTGGAACTGCTTTACTCCTAATACCTTCATTTATCTCTATAGGCTTGAAAAGTTTAACAGTATGTTTTGCCATTTTCCGTTTTCATCTTTGTGTTTAAACTCATAACCAAAGCCTTTTAAATGATTGCTAAAACTCTCTTTGATGAGGCGCAAACCTTCTTTCCATCTTGCATCATCATACTTATCTTCATGCTTTAGTAAATCCATTACTCTGCTGTACTCTAAGTCTCCATTTTGGTTGCGCTCTAAAAAGCCTAGCAAGATCTCGTACAGCTTTTGGTCACGCTTTTTAATGGTATCACCTAAAAAGTCTTTAATAAGCTCTATGGCTTTAACTGAGCGTTCATCCCAAGCTGGCTCAGTGTCTCTACGTCTGGTTACTCTAAACTCATCCTCTGAGTTGGTTACTGAAAAACCACCTTTGGAGTTGGAGCGTATTTTGCCATACTCTGAGAGTTTAATGGCTTGCTTATCCATTTCTATATGGCAATACTGCTTAAACTCTGCAATTTCTTTAGCAAGGTTTTGAGCTGTAATAAGCATGTTGGCTACTACCTTATCTCTGTTGGCTTCATAGGCTTTTTTTTCAGCTTCCAATTGTTTAGCTTCAGCTGCTTTACGCTTTTTAAGCAGTTGCTCTAATTCTTTAGTTGATAGTGTTGAAGGGTCGAGGGTTTGTGTTTCTGTACTCATTTTACTTTTGGTTTTTAATTGTTGTTTTTTAATGCCTGAAGCATGTTATAAGATTCTTGATAAACTGTATTTAAGTTGGTTTCTAATAGCTCTAAACACTGCAAGTATTTAAAGTAAACTTCTTTGTAAAGTGCTTGCTCAGTAGCACTTTTATCTACGCTTCTGTAAACGTGTGTTCTGGATAGGTTTAAGTTTTTTGCAGCTCTTCCAAGTGGAAGGTTTACTCTATTACTAATAAAAATAACCATGCGTTTTGCTTCTGGAAGGCAACCTTTTCGGCTATCACTTTTTATTTGATTTACTGTAACGTTATACACTTGTGCTACTACTTGTACAATTAATTCATCCATTTGTAACTTCTTTTATAAGTTGACCAATCATTGCAGCAAAACTCTTTTGGTAGAGGTCTGAGTTAATATCAAACTCTACACCTTTTGGGTTATGTCTTAATCTGTACACCACCTCAGTAATGCTTGGGTTTTTTTTGTAGGCTTCTAAAAAAGCGATATCTCGTTTCATCCAATGGTTAATCCACCAGCTCCAAAACACTTTTTGGTAAACGAGCTGTTGTGCCATAATGCAGTCTGTACCAAACTCATTAACCAGATATCTGTAACCCATTTCTTCCTGATACTCGGCATACTGCAAGTCAGTCCATCCTAAAATGCACTGAATACGCTCTTTTACAGTTTTGTTTTCTAACTGAATGGTTTTGATGTGAGTGGCTGTTTTCATGCTGTTTGGGTTTTTAAGGTTGCATGTACCAAGCGTTTTACTGAGCGTAAATCTCCTTCGCTCTTGTTATAGATTTCTGTAATGGTTAACTCATCAACCACTTTATTGGCTTTGCAAATTGCAGCTATATCACTTCTGGATGGTTTAGGAACTTCTAAGAAACTGCGACCAATACGTGAGTAAATTTCTTGGTAGCCTTTTTTGTTTTTACGCACACCATCATCAATACGTTTTTTTAAGTATGGTGTTGCCATAATGATAAGGCCACACTTTCCTTTTAAAGCGTTGTAAATAGAAATGATGAAGTACAACACACGATCATTAAGCTTGTCTGCCTCATCAATAATAATTAGTGGTGCATCGAGCTTGCGTAAGGTTTTAATAATTTCACTCATCATGCTTGAGAGTGTTCCTGTGTGACCACTTTTGCCAATAAGTCTTAACAGCTCTTCAAGGAAATCTCTTGAGGTGAAATACTCGTTGCTTTCAATAGTAAACACATTCTCATGGTTGTTTTGCTCTGTGGTTTGCGTTTTACCATAGCCTGTGTTACCAATTATACCATAGGTGTTTGAGTACAAACGTGCATCTGTAAAGAGTTGGTTAAGGTACTTGTAACCTCTAGTTTCAACAATTTGCCACTCTGTGTTACTGCTTACTTGTTTTTGAATGTTACGCCAAGCTTCATCACTTAAAACTTCCCATCGTTCGTTAAAAATTTGGCTGATGTAGCTATTGCTTACACCTTTAAGAATTTTACTTGCTTTGTTTGCTGATCCTCCAGCAATAGTTTCGACATAGTGTCGTAACTCTTTAGCAATTTGCTTTTTTTCTGGTTCAGAAATTTGTTGTTTTGTCTCTGTTATCATTATTTACTTGCTTTGATTAATTATTAACTATTTAAGTGGCTGCTCATCCAGCCACTTTTTTATTTATTAAGCATGTCTGCATAAATGTCTATATCATCATCATCTGAAACCGTTTCAGATATGGTTTGGTGGCTTGCTATTAATTTGTGATCTGGATGTGAAATTTCTTTTGTTAATACTCCAGCTTGTATTCTGCTTTCAGCATCAATTTTAGCACGTTCAAGGGTTGATTTTCTGCTATCAATAAGGTGACGCATTTTAGGAAGCAGTGTTTTCTTTTCGCTTAGTAAATTGTTGATGCGCTCTCTGTCTCCAGGCTCATAATCTGCAATAGCACTTGGTAACAGTTTGTACTCATTGGCTAAAAAGCGTAAGCCTTTACCATCTGTAACCAATACTGTGCTTAAATCTGCTTCGTCATAAATAACTTGCACCTTTTTACCAGCATGTTTAAAAATGGTGGTTTGTGTAAGCTCGTAAGTGCGAGTTTTACCAAGTAATGTTGGCGTGAGGCCTTTAGATTCTATAGTGTTAAGATGTGTGTGACGTTTGCCGAAAATTTGTAAGCGCATTTCTTCAGTAAGTAATCTTTGCTGTGATTTTTCAGACTCCCAAAATGCAGTGAGCCATTCCTGTTGACGTGTTGCCTCACTACCTTTTTGCTTGGTTTGGCGCATGGCATTGATAAATGCAGCTACTTGGCTTTCACATTCTGTTATATCAGGGAAATAAGCTGGTTTTAGTGTGTCTGGATTAAGTTTTTGCTTAGCAGTAATGTTGTGGCCACTGTAATTACTAGGAAATGCTTTTTTAAGAACTTCATGCCAAACAGCACCAAAACTGCGCTCAATGTATTTGGTTTGCGAGTTTTTAAGTCCAGCTGGTGTTGAAATTGCCATACTGTTGTAAAAGGCCTCTAATTCTGTGGTGTTTTTGCCTGAAATTCCCCATCTATCAGTTTGAAGCTGTTGCCAGCAATAAGACGCTCCTGTAAGTTGCATTACGTGCCTGTTGGCATTACGATACGCTTCTTTAATAAGTTCTTTAGTTACAGTATCACCAATGGCATAACCTAAAATGTAATCGTTAAAGGCATCAATAACCACGTACACCATTGGTCTGTACCAATCGTTACCAGGAGCTTTAAAATAAACATCTAGTACGTTATCATCTGAGTTAACCAATAGTAAAGGTGAAGATGGACGTTTACGCTTACCTTGTTTAGATAACTTGGTATATGTTTTACTCATACCTTCACGCTCCAGGATAAGCTCATTGTGCCATTTTTTACGCCAATAGCCAACAGCTTCAGGAGTGATTGGTTGCAGATCATTATTAACAGCCCATTTGTTATACTCTAAGGCTATGGTAGTATCAGCATGTTTGTTGCGAAGTGTGAGCAACTCTTTAAGTAAAGCTTCAGCAACTTCACCAACTATTTTTTTACTGTAATCGTTTCCAAATTTGTGAGTTTCAATAAGGTACTCATAGCCTTCAGCTTGGTAGCCTTTAATTTTTTCTTTAAGGCGTTTGTATGAATAAGGTAGATTTACCTTTTTGGTTTTCATCAGTGCAATAGAAGCTTCCCAAAACTTACCAACACTAATGTTAAGTTCACTTTTTAAAGTGGTTTTATCATTGGTTAGCCTTATTAACATATTAAGCCAACTTGCAGCTTCAGTATAACGCTGCACGTAGTTGATCTGCTTTTTACCATCAATGTTATAGTTTGAGCTTGGTAATTTTAAGCCATTTGGAAGGGTAAAATTTTGGTAAAAATGCTCTGCATTAGTATCTAGCTTAACAGCTTGCAGTATTGGTTGGCGTGATGCGTAGTTGTAAGGACAACCATAATAGTTTTGTACGCCTTCTTTAAATTTGGCTGGTAGTGAGTTATAAGAAACATAAACTTTACGACCATTGCCACCAGACCCAATTGCTTTAATGTTATTGTTTTCTTTATGATGTCTATAACTATCTTTACTCATTACCATTGGTACGAGTTCGTTATATTCTAAACATAAAGAGCCATCTAGGTACACCATATTTTATAGCTTTACGGTTTTTTCTATTTCCTTAATCAATAATGATTTACTTTCATCAGCGATTTCATCAATAGCAAGCACACGTTTAGCTAATTCTGTACTAAGGTCACAAACTCCAGCTCTAATTTGTTTTACATAAGAGGTAGAACAACCAGCTAATTTTGCAACTTCCTTAGCTGTGAGCATGTAATTTTTAGGACATCTTGATTTTTTTGTAGTATCTTTAATCATTATTATTGTGCTTTGCAGTACAAAATAAACACTTTTATTTATAATAAACAAATTTGTTTATAAAGATTTTACTATGACTGGCGATTATGTAAGGAATGCGCTGCTTAACAACGGTTATGTATTGGCTGATGTAGCCAATGAAATGGGTATTACACCTCAAGATTTAAACAGTAAACTAAAAACTAACGATATAAAAGTTGGTGTTTTGGAGAAAATTGCTGAAGCGATAAACAAAAATGTTTATTTCTTTTTTCCTGATGAGAATAACTATGTTAATGATGGAAGTGCTGTTTATAAATTAAGGACAGACAGAATAATTAATGGAGATCAAAAAATCCCTTTATATGACATTGAAGCTGTGGCTGGACTAGTACCATTATTCCAGGACACCACAACAAAAAATCCAATAGATCATATATCAATACCACAGCTTCCAAAATGTGATGGAGCTGTAAAAATTACTGGAGACAGTATGTACCCATTATTAAAAAGTGGTGATATCATTATGTATAAGCAAGTAACAGATATTGCTAATGATATTTTTTGGGGTGAAATGTATTTATTATCTGTGGCCACAGAAGATGAAGAGTATATAACAGTTAAGTACATTCAAAAAAGTGATAAAGGTGAGGATTGGGTAAAACTTGTATCACAAAATCAACATCACCAGGAGAGACATATACAGCGATCCAGAATTACTGCTTTAGCATTAGTTAAAGCTAGTATTCGTATTAATTCAATGAGTTAAAAAAAGCTATTTTTTATTAATTAATTGATTTTTAATGATTTACGTTGTGTTTTTTACATATACCCCTATACTTTCAAGGTATATTTTTACAAATACCCTTGTGTTTTTAACTGAATAATTTTGCATATACCCACCCCTCTTTAAGTATAAAAACATGCTTTTAACTATAATCTTTAACAAGCAGCTATATAGCTTCAAGGCTTATTTTTAATAAAAACCCCATCCAAAAACCCCATCCAAAACCACACCCAACTAGTGTATTTTGATGGTTAAACAAGCTTGATCTGGTTGGCGAATTGGATGTAATGAAATGGTTTTAATTAGTGTTTTAAAAAGTTATTAATAGGGTTTTAAAGCCTTATTAATGGTATATTCGTAGTGATTAAGCAAAATTATTAAAGAAGCTTTTAAAAGTGATTTAACAATCCTTAAAAGAATTAAAGGCAAATTCAATGAAATTAAACCAATTAGGACATCTGGTTTTTTGGGTAAAAATATCTAAAGTGCTGATATACAAAGAAAAAAAGGCAAAATTATATTACTTTTATTAGGACGTTTAGTTTTTACCCCCTTAGTTACTAAAGACAAAACCATTCATGGAACCA